GCAAAATAGTCAACAACCTTTTCGCCTTTGGCCATAACATCTAAAGAATACTTACTAACTGTGTATAAAGATTTGATCTTTGATGCTACGACAAGTGGGTCAGCAAACAAACGGAAAGCAGTATCAGTAGTTCCTGATACTAGTCCGTATAGGAAACCATTCTTTTCAAGATCTTCGGGAAGAATAGCATTTGCTAATTGACGTCCTGGTGAGAACTTAGCTCTATCTACCTCAGCAAGAACATCATTAAAGAGTCCACGAGATTCTTCTATGTTGCTTACGCCTGGTATAACTTTGTTATTAGGGTCAGCCAACATAATATACTTCTGCTGTTCAGGAGTTGCGGTAGCAAGCAACTTGCCTACATCCTCGCCTGACTTAATACGCATAGCAATATCTACAGCATCTTGGCCATACTTTGATCTTGCCTTGTCAATACGGCCTTCGTTGTATACCTTGTCACCTTTGTCGTTAGCTTGATCCCAAGCAAAGCCGACTTCGCCTTGAGACATTGGGATAGCAACAGCACGATAAGTACGTGTAGCAAGATCAGATAGTTCTACAGCACCCTTGAAGGCAAGAGTAATTGGGTTGTACTTGAACGCAGTGCTTAGCCAACCCTGAGATGGCTTAGTCAATGGGTCTTCAGTGCCAAACTTCTTTACTAAATCTTTTTGTTGGCTTGCTGGAAGTTTAGAATACTTTGCTTGAGCAGCTTCTGCAGGCAAGTTAGATAGTTCTTTATGGACAAAGAGAGCCTTGACTAGATCGTCAACTTGCTTCTTTGATTCACCTTGTAGGTTTGCGGCTAGCGCTGCTGCTTTAACATTTTCGCTCATTAATTACCTTGCGCTAATGCTTCTTGATACAACACTGCAATTTCACCGGTAGTGTCATAAGGCAATAGTTGTACTAGAGAATCTGAAAGTTTAACGGTGTTCTTCTTCATCATCAAAGCTGATGATCCTGCTCCTGCGCCTCGATCAATACCATTAGTTATTGGTTCACCTGGGCGTGAAGATGGAGCGTATAATTCTGTTACTGGAGCCTGCATTGCAGCGTCGCGTACTTCAGCGGCTGGCATTGGGCGTTGATCTGGAGTAGATGCAAGTGGCGCACCTGACTTAATTGCAGCGGTGTCTACGCCTTCGCCGTATGAAGTAGAACCCATACGTAGGCTATCTGTGCGAACAGAGTACTTGCCAGGACCTGAAACGCCGGCTTTAGGATTCATTGGTGTATCAGCCATCTGTTTCTTCTCCTAACTTTTCTAAATCTGCGGTCATATCTTCCCAAGCACGAATTGTTTTCGTCTTTTGGTTAGAATGATAAATGGATAGTTCCATTAGTTCACTAGTCATAGCCTCGAATGTCTGGGCTATGTTGTGAATAAAACCTGTAAGTATTACTAAGAAATCAGAAGGGCGCACTGGGCGAGGAATGTCATTGCTGTCGTTGCTCACCCAGTACACCTTTCCATTAAACTAATTAAGCCTTCTTGCCTTTGCGAGCTGTTCCGGCATAACCGAAGTCAACCTTACCGCCTTTGACTGATCCTGCTTTTGTATCAACCTTTACTGGCTGTACTGGGGCTGGAGCGTGTGTTCCTTTGTTCATTTTTGCACCTCCTTCGGTTACGCTGCGCCGGTGATTCCGGCTAGTAGTGACGCTATATCGGGTTTTTGACCAGCAGCAGGGGCCTGACCACCTTGTGGATTTGGAGGTTGCTGCGAGGCAGGGGCGGAGGCCGCGCCTGCTGCTGGAAGCATTTGTTCAGCGCCAGGCATACCTGGCATCATTGGAGGCATCTCTGGCATCGGAGGTGGAGCAAATGCCTTCTCAACTACTGATTCTAGTGAGAGGCCCTTTTGCCGACCTTGGATAACAGCTGCGATACGCGAGACAATCTCTGAAGGGTCTTGGCCTTGCGCTGCCAAGGCAGGAATAGCCTGAGCATACTGAGCAACAGATACACGCAAAGCGTCACGCATTTCTTCAATGTCAACGCGTTGTTCTTCTTGAGATACATTTAGATCCATTGGGATCTCGCGGCGTACGTAATCACGAGATACTAGTTTGTCGGAACGCATTTGTAGTAAAGCAATAATGGCACGGGAAGGATCCATACCAGACATAATTCCGTAACGTACATCTACGCCGTACTCGCCTTTAATATCACGAGATGGTGTGTACTTTAATACATACGGTGTGCCGTCTTCAGAACCCTTGATTACCTTTTGAGTATTAGGGAATAGCTTCTCATCTACTTCAAAACAGAGGCCGAGAAGATCAGAAAACATCCGAGCAAACTGTGCTTGTGCGGACTTAATTTGAGTATCAAAACCAGCTTGCAACTCTTGAACACCACGACCAGTAATAACACTCGCGTTGACGTTACCGGATCGAGATTCCGGATAACGAGCGCCAAGGCGTAGTTCACGTTCTAGTGCTCCAGATTCTGCGAATAGTCCAGGTGGTAAGTCTAGGCTAACACGACGAATGTTCTGAGGTTGAGCAGAACGCATAATAGAGTCAGGACCAAGTGCTAATTCCTGTACATCTTGTGGAATAGCAATAGGTGCTTGGATTGACTTCTCTGCTGCTTGGATCTGCAAGATTGCAAAACGAGCACGAGCGAGTTGAACTGAGAGTACATCATCGAACTGTCCACGAGCTTGACCATCAAGGGAAGGACGGATTGCCACTTTCGCTAGACACTTACCAATTGGGTTTGGTGTACGTGCAAGAGTTAGGTTCTTACGCTCTGGTAGGAAGATTAAGTCCTGGTCAGCGTCGTGGTAACGGATCATTGAGACATAAGGACTACCTTGCTGGTAGTTATTCTTAGCCAAGATCTGATCGGCAAACTCTGGATACTGGGCCGCGAGGGACTCGCTATCAATGTTAATAACCTGAGTCAATGAGATGGTACGACCAAAGCGGTCCATCTCTGGGTATACGCCCCAAGGGTTTAGTAGGCGTATGCGTGGATTATTAGAATCGTAATCCATCTCAACTAAGCCAACCATCATACCGTAGGTGTTATACCAGTCAGCACCTTCGTACATTTGTAGTTGTAATTCTGAAAGCGAAGCGTAGAAATTAGCAATACGGGTTCTAGTATCAGCTGCTTTACGAGCTGAGTCTGAAACCATATTGGCCGCTGAACAGTTAAAGGATGGCAGTGGTGCCATTGCTTCTGCGAGATCACGTGCTGCTACATCAATGAAGTTAGCAACGAGTGGCTTTGGGTAATCCTCTGAGAACATAGAAGGATAAACCTTGGAGAGATCTCCTTGACGCACCGAAAGCACGTCGCGCATACGCTGGTCGCGGGATGCAAACTTGGTCTGCAAGCGACCTAACTTCGCGTTAACTTCTTTTGGTGTTAACAATGGGACTCCTTAGATGAACTGCTTGTTTTGATCTAGTAGTAGTTGATCTAGGTTGACCACTACGCGCTTAGATTTTTCTGAACGTGATAGAAAAGGATTTCTTAAATGATGGGTTGTGTACATACCGTGATTGAGCATCTCGCGTGCTCGGATCTCACAGAACCAAAGAGCCATAACTAAGTCGGTCTTACCCTTAGTAGTTGGCGTCCAAGTAATCAACTGCTCGATAAGAGCCTTGACATTCTCGGTTTGATCGCTAGGCAAGTGGATTAAGTTATCTCGGTGGTGCTTGTTATCAACTTGCTTAGTACCAAAGAGTGTTGCCATAGAAGCTACGCCGAAACCGGAATCCCATTTATTAGATCCAGTATGGTGTTCTTTCAATAGAACGCCACGAGATGCTAAGAATTGACGGATGCCTTCATCTTGAGTTAAGAAAGCCTGGAAAGCGTTCTTCTCAATAATCCATTCACTAGGACCGTAGAGCGAAGTCCAGTTAAGGATAATGTCGCGGATCTGTTGCGGTGATGGGCGGCTAATCTTCAAAGCATCTACGATATAGCGCTTACTAGTAGTGCGATCAATGGCATAACAGATAGCAGCGGTATCTCCAACAATGGCTGGGTCCATACCGCAAATAATTGTGAAGCCTTGTAAATCTTTCGGGTGGCCTGGGCTGCCAGGTTCTAATCGCCCAGACTTACGCATACCGTCAATAGAGCCACGAACACATACTGGGTCAAAGGCTGCGTTTTCAGAAACATCCTGCTGCTGGTAAACCAAAGCCCAGGTCGAAGCATCCATAGCTTGGCGTTCGTTGTAAAGGTTGCGACCATTCCATCTAGGGTATAGGCCGTCTTCGTTCTTATCGTTTTCTTCTTGCCCATCGAATGGCGCATCGGATGCTGGCCAGAGGGTTTCCCATTTATCAGGATCTTCGTCCGGCGTTAAAAGCGCCGGCATTGCTAAATACTTCCAAGGTACTAACCCGCCAGGATAACGGTCCTCGGATCGTAGTTCGCGGTACAAGTCTACGGATGCAACGCGAGTTCCAATAATAATTAACTTACCAGTAGGGTTCAGACGAGATCTAACGTCTTGGGTTAACCACTTGATTTGTCGTTCAAACTCATTGGCGTTCTTTAGCGTTACCGCATCGTCTACAATAATCATATCGGCACGCTTGCCGTAGATCTGACCACCGATACCGACGGCCTCAATGTTTGGATCCTTTTCTGAGGATTCTCTGAGTTCGTCACCGAAGGTGATACGGGTTGCCTGCCACGAGGCAGACTTAGAGTTAAACCCTACGCCAGCAGCAAAGGCGGTCTGAAGTTCTTCATACATTGGATGTGTCAGACGTTGCTTAATGGCGTAGAGAAAGTCGGCAGCTAACTGCTGCGTTTGGGAGACTATCAGTACTCGAAAGTTAGGGTTGCGGCAAACCTGCCAAGTTACATAGTCAACCGTGATGGTCATTGACTTGGCGTGGTTCGGCGGGATATTTACTAGGATACGGTTATTAGCCAAGCCTAGTTCAAACTTCATAGCTGGGTGTAGCCAGCCTGGTTCTCTACCTTCGATTACATCAACGATATTCTGCTGATGTGGGAAGGTACGAGAGTGGAGGAACTTCTGCCGGAACTCGGCGAAGGACATATCGTGAACATCGCCGGAGGCGAACTGCTTGTCCTTTAGTCCGAGCCTAGTACGGTCAATCTTATCCGCGAAGATCTTATCAGAGCGACGGTAATACTCATAGGTCTTCATAGACTTACCGGCTGAGGAACAAGCCGCGTCTATGGTCATACCTTCTGCTACACAGCCAAGGATAATCCGCTTGGCAATATCGGCACTGTTATCTGCCACGTAGTGCCTCCAAGCTGAGCGCCGTGAATGGCGCGAAATGTCATTTCTTTGATACTAGGCAGGAAGTGATTACTAGGCGCCTGCGATTTTAATAGAACTATCCCCACTAAAAACCGCCGAAGGCGGGAGTGAAACTCCCGAGCGAGCTACAGCGAAGTGAGGGGTAAGTCAGTGCTCGGCCTAGGGGCCTCGCTAGAGGCCAACCTGTGGTCGTAAAGTCAGTTATCCTAACTTTACTCCCCTACTATATATAAGGCAGGAAAAATAACGCGTTTACCGCTTCTGGTACTGTGTTTCGTGTCACACTATTATTACAGCCTATAACCGCAGGTCAGGGGTTTACAGCTCATTTCACTTTATCAAATATATTTTGTTGGGGAGTATACAGACAGGGCGCCGCGCATTTAACCATCTGGGGTCACCCTCCCCTTGAGGGTTAGACATTTCTGCCCTGACTGTCTGCCCTGTGGATAAGGTTGTGGATAAGTATTGAAAAATAGTGGAGGGCGGGCTAGACCTACGGCTACCTAATCCCCTAACACTCACCTAATTAAGTAACCGATAAGTGGCAGACACTTAACACTTAAACCGCCAAGGAAGAGTAATACCTATAAGCCAGTAACTAACTGGCAACTATTGAAAGGTATTTAATGGACGCAACTACTCACCCGCTGGCTTACCGCCTGCCTGCCCGTTCAACTCAAGCCCTTATTATCTGGTGCTTGTTCTATGCGATCGCTCACCCTGAAAGTGTCACCGATACAGGTATCGCCAAGGCGTGGCAAGGTGACAAGGCAGACCGTCGCGCTGCTGCTCTACTATCTGCCACGCGACACGGCTAGAAAATAGTTAGTGAATGGGCTTGACTCTATACGGTATAGAGCCCCATAATTAGACCGTGAGCAACCAACTACCTAACCCGCTTACAATGAGAGAGAGTAATCTAATGAATAATAAAGCAATAGCAGCGCTACTTAATGACGCGCTAAAGAATGGTGACAGCGACGCAATTCATTTTGCTATCGGTGAATTAGAAAAGGACAACGAGACCTATAACGGTTGGAATAATCGCGAGACTTGGGCAACCGCGCTACACATTAATAACACTCAATCGCTAACCAATGAGGCTTATGACTTAGTAAGAAAAGCTTTTCAAGATAGCGTGAGCGAAGATGATAAAGAGAGTTACCTAACCGCAATCTATGATGCCCAAGACAATCTAATGAATTGGGTGGAAGATATTACAAGCGATGAGTATTGGGATGGGCACACCCCTTACGATATTCGCTCAATGCGTCGCGATATTGGCTCAATGTGGCGCGTTGATTGGCGTGAGATCGCTCAAAGTCTTCTAAGTGATGAGATTGCCTCTTTTATTAAGGGCGAATACAAGGGATATGAAGAGGGCGAAGAATGATCTATCTACACGGTTGGGTGCAGGCGATAGAGACCCTCTTAGTTATCTGGCTTATTGCTTGGGGAGGGAGCCACGCGGTAGATTTTTACCGCGCTGGTATGGAGAGAGTTCGACGAATGGAAGAGAGAGAGGGCGAGAATAATGGATAAGTGTGACAAGTGCGAGAATATGGCAAGAGTAACGGTATCGGGCTACATAGTGGCGCAATACCTATGCGCTAAGCACGCGGGCGAACTATGCGAGAGCGTTGGAGATATAGCAGGACACGCCAAGTTCACCGCCCTAATGGAGGGCGATAGAGTTCTAACTACGGTATAGTAACCCATATCGGTAGGCTATCTGTCCTCCCTTGCTTAGGTAGAGCAGGGGAGGGCGGAGGGTATACCGCCCTAAATAGAGAGAGCGAGAGAGAATGAGCAACTTATTAGATAAGTGCTGTGAGTGCGGGCAAGATTTTTACGGTGACACTCACCTAGCAGACTGTTCACGTGAAGAAAATATAGATCAATGCGGTATCTGTGACCACTTTTACCATAATCAAGGCAAGGCAATATCTAATCAATGCGTATGCGAGAGAGAGGGCAAGTAATGAGTATAAGCACGATTAAAGAACTGATTGAGGATCTAACTAAATTAAACCCTGATGAGGTAATTATTTATACCTATTGGGGAAAAGAGGATTATGAGCCATACAAGGATCAAGAGCAGGCTATTGAACTGATCGAGGAAAGTTTAGATACCTGTATCGGTCACGTGAATGAGTACCTAGAGAGTCAATATGATGAGAGAGAGGGCAAGTAATGAATAAGCAAGAGATACTTACAATTATAGATAGCACCGATAATTTCAATAATTATATTGACGGAATAGGTAACCTAAACGGGCTAGCTTTAGACCTAGTGCTAGAGGTAGCAGGCGTGGACGGGGAAGAATGGACGGACGAAGAATGTCTAGAGACCATTAAAGAGATAGTAGATTTGGCTAACGCCTACCGCAACACTCATAGTTGGGATGATTAATGAGCGCGCCTAATAGAGAGTACTTAATTGCTAAGGCAACACTATGCCGTGACCTAGCGGTCAAGCAAATGGTCGAGGGAGAGGGCGAAGAAGCCTCTCGCAACCTTATGCGTATGGTCAAGGCACTAGGTGAGATAGGCATAATCAACGAGAGAGAGGGCAAGTAATGAACAGAGAATTAGAGGTATTACGGGAAGAATATAAGAGGGCGTTAGATAACCCTCTATTTGATAACCCGCAAGATTACTGTATTTTATTAAATCTTATTCAAGATCGTATAGATAAGATAGAGGGAGAGTAATGATTAAGTGGAGTGTATTAGTAGCAGGTAACAAGGTTAATCTAGTTCACCTATCGCAGCGACAAGCAGAAAATATGGCGCAGGCGTGGGAGGCTAAAGGTTATCTTGATGTAGTAATTGAGGAGATCAAGTGAGCTGTAATTTAGATAAGGATTGGTGCGAGCGTTGCTCGGTCGAGTCAATCTGCTGCGCTGAGAAGCTATGCGATATATGTAAAGAGGTGAGCGCGTGAGCTTTCACCCAAAGTATAATCTAATCAACCTTTACGAGATCGTAGGGGAAGCGGGCGAGGTGGAGTGGGCGGGCGAGTCTGCCCACGAAGCCATTAAGTTACTACGCAGTAGCGCTAATAAGCGCCTGCTGGTATCAGGTTGGGAAAGTGATGAGGAAGATGCCCGTTTAGTTGGGCAACCGTTAGACGTAACGCAGGTCGCGTTAGCAGCAATAGTATGGGAGAGATAATGAGCTATTTACTAGGGATCATAGTGGTATTAGTGGTAACCTATTTACTTATAGTGGGAGAGGATAAGTTTAATGGGAGTTGAGCGACGTATTGAAAGCGCACTCAGACAAGCAGTGCATTACCGTAACTATCGTAGAGCAAGAGAGAGGGCGCTGGCGAAGCTCTCTCACCTATACCCCGACACTTACAAGCAACTGCTTGAGATTGAGAAGGCAATAGATGAGCAAGAGGGAAAGAATTGGATTGATATTAGCGGTGCTACTCGTATGGTTACTAGTACCAGCACACCAGACTGGCATACTACCGATACCAGAGAAGCCAGCGTTAGCACAAGCAACAATGAAGGAGAAGCGTGAAAACATACGTATATCAAAGCGTTACGCTAACCTCGCATACGGGTGGGGGAGAAAGCAGCAAGCCTGTCTTGTCACCCTTTGGACCCGTGAGAGCAGGTTTGACCACAAAGCGGACAATCCCAGATCTAGTGCTTACGGAATTGCTCAACTACTTAGAGAAAGAAAGTCAGACCCTAGAGAACAGATTCTCAGCGGTCTCCGCTACATTGAGAGTAGACATAGCACCCCGTGTAACGCGCTTAGTTTCCACAACCGTAAAAATTGGTACTGATAATGAGTGATGACTTCCACGTATGGCGCAAAGAGGGCGAGGACAAAGGTTGGATCTCAGCAGCTTACTGCGTTACGCACGACGGAGGATATGAATACTTTAGTGAAGAAGAACGTAAGGACTTAGATGAGGGTGGAGATCCGTGTCAATTTGTATTCTCCATACTAAGCCAGTAGAATAATAACTGTTGAACGCTCTCTCGTTCGCAACGACAAGGCCCTACCTATGACGCGAGGTGGGGCTTTGTCATTTCTTATTGTCGGTAGAGTAGAACCCAGTACCATTAAAAGTAATAGTGGGCGTAGTCCATACGCGGTTCATAGTTGTATGGCAGTTAAAGCACATAGGATCGCTAGCTTCAGCGTGAATAGAACGCTCAACAGTTAGTTCGCTATTGCACTTCTCGCACTTGTAATCGTAGTTCACTCAAGTTCCTTCTCATTAGCAAGAACAAAACCAGCTGCTTTATTCATAGCAATAACTCTATGGTCGCACCCGTTTGCTGGGTCGTACCAAACACCACATAAAGAACAGATCATAACTCTATTGCCTCCTCAATCGGTAAGTAACCTACTAACTTATCTATCTTTTTATTGCGAGCAAACTCAGTAGTCGCTGGCATACGATGAGTAAACCACTCAGGTTCCGGTACATCCATCAGATCAAAAGAAAAGACACCTTTCGGTGTCGAGTTAATATAGAACGGGATTAGATCTCGTTCAGCTGCTTGGGTTATTAACTTGCGGTACTTCATTTCTTCTATAAGCAGTGTGTCGTAATGGGTATGACGGCACTTGAGTTCTATGTAGTGACCAGCAGTAGCCGAGATACAATCGAAGGAATCATAGATACCAACAGACTTCTCTAAGTCTGGGTATAGGTTTACTTTAAGGTAATCAAAGAGTTCAATTTCTTTCATTGGAAAGGACTCACCCCTCCTAATAGATCCTGTAGCCGGCGCATAGCGCCATCAATCCTGCGATCAGCAGTAGATACTGAGCACTGGTAGTGGTTGGCTATCTGTTGCAGTGTGAAGCTATCTAAGTACCGGACACGAAGTAATATCTTATCTTCGGCTTCGAGTTTAGTGTAGCCAATCTTAATATCTATTAGGTTAGCAAGTAAGTTGCCACCTTCAGATGGACTAGATGAACCACGTGGCAGTCCATCTTGGATCATATCTTGTATCTGTTCTAGCACTGTGCCATCAACGACTGAGGCAATAACAAATGGCAACAACTGACCAAGCGTGTAGCCTTGGTAGTAAGCCTCATCTGCTATCTGATAGCCAGACTTAGTAGCCTTCTCACGACGTGAGTAGCGTTCAGCTGCTCGCCTCATCTGCCACGCTATGCGTGACTCAGCGTGCTTACGCTTATCAGGATCTGTTGCTTCTAGTAACTGTTCAGCGATCCAACTATGGCGCGTTAGCGCCCACGATAGACACTCCTGCATTACATCCTCACGTTCGACGTAAGCCTTGTATCTACTGTGAATAGCACGAGCAACACCAGGTGCTATGTCATAGATTGCTGGATCAATACCGGTCACTCAGGCCACTTACCATCCAGTACTAGCAACGCAATAGCACTGTAGTTAAGCAAGTCAATGAAGCTATCGCGTAGCGATTCGTTCTCAGGCGTAGCACCACTATCAATCAGGTGGTTAATGCGTGCTGTCTTATCCCACATACGTACACGCAGACCGTTTAGTGGCCCACCTGGAGCACCAGCGATATTGCTTGGGCCATAATCCCTATGCTTCTTTAGAAGCAAGTTGCCTGCACTATCTAGTACATCCCACATTGCTGCTATGAACGCGTCGGTATTGGCCTTATCGTTATCGTCTCGCTCGCTCTGTTCGAGCTTAGGATCTGCAAGCCCATAGTAAGCATAGTCTGTAGTAATTTTTCCCAGTCTTGATCCGTCATTCACTGGACTCTCCTATCAGTAGTTTGCGGGTAGCACTAGCACCGTGTGCTAGGTAGTAATCGTTAATGTCCATATTAGGTGGAAGTGTAACAATTGTAGAGTTCATCACCTCGTTAGCCACGCGCTTTGCAAACTCAGCACCTGGGTTTGACCCATCCTCTTTAACATCATTGTCTCCAACAACATATACAGTTTCATATCCACCAAATAGTTTGGGGAAGTGTGGCTTCCAAGCTGCCACTCCTGGCACACCAACTGCTGGTATGCCTAGCACTCCTGATACTATGACGGTATCAAGTTCACCTTCACATACAACTACGTATGGTTTCATAATAGTTATATCAGCTACGTTATATAGGTGAGCCTTCTGTCCGGTAGGACTACCGTACTTTGGTTTGCCTTCATCTAATCTGCGGAACTTGAACCCAACGCAAGAACCACCAGCAGTAATATAAGGAATGGAGATCCAACCTTCATACATCTCGTGACCGTTGATCGGCTCGGTAATCGTGCCAAGTTGGAACTTAGCCGCGACAACTTCAGAGATCCCACGTGCGTCTAATACGGCCAGCGCCTCTGGACTTATTGCCTGAGCGTATCGCTGCGCCGCTTCCAGCAGCAATTTCGATTGCACGTTTGAGACCATCGTTAAACTCCAAGTTCTCTAGTATGCAGACAAGGTTGACCGCATTGCCACCCTTACCGCAGGTATGGCAGAAATATAAATTGTCATAGGTATTCATAACAGCTGACCTTCGACTGTCATTGTGTAAGCAGCAACGTACTGATACTGACTTACCTTCTCTTACTTCACCACCAAAGCTGGCAACTATCGCCCCTATGGGGATTGTGTTTGCATCAACGGAACCTTTGAATCCTTTGTTCTTGCGAACCCTGGACCAGTCTTGTGCTGACATACACACCCCTTCATACTGCACTTTTCGTGCTTATGCGCGGCACGCTTCAGGTGTCCTAGTTTATTCTCCGCACCAGCTTGGATACAGTTAGAGCAAATCATCTTTGACTTCTTTACTTTTTTGTAACTCAACCTGAGCCTTTTGATAAGCAACTCCAGCATCAAAGCCAGCGTTGTATCCCTCATCGAACGAAGTGTTCTTAGCGTGTTCAACGCCTAGACCTTTAAGTCTTTGGCGGTTAATAGGTAAACCTATCTTGGTAGTCACACTTGCTCCGGATCAAAGTCATCTTCTGGTAGTTGTTCTTCTTCTAATACTGGTACAACTTCTTGTACAACTTCTGGATCTACTGGGCCTTCTGAGGTACTGATTACTCCTTGTGGTACTGGCATATCCTTCTCCATTTCTAATAATGAGCAGGCCTTGAGCGTTAATAGCCCACGCTTACCCTTTCCTGGTAATGTAATTAAGCCGCGTTCTCTACATTCTCTTATTCTTTCTTTGACCGTACTTACTGGAACTCCCATAGCCATAGCAAGAATCAAGTGAGTGTTATTACTTTTAGTAATCAATGTTTCGGTATAAAGATAAGCAACCTTTGCGTAATCTCTATCACTAGCTGGTATTCCAGATTGCCAATGGCCTTGAGGAATCTTCATTCCTTCTCCTTAATCCATTGTTTAAGATCTTGTATTACCCACGCACTTTCTATGCCTGAGTTGCGACGCTTAACTATCACATAGTGCAGCGGTACTTCCCCTTTACCGCGTGCCTTAGCGTAGTTAAGCGCCTCAACCTCAGCTTCCCTCCAGAACTCGGGCAGTGCTAGCGTTGCACGGTTCTTGAGTTCAAGGATGAACGTCTCACCTGCTATTACACAGACAAGATCACCCTCATCTTTGGCACCGGCCTTTGTCAGACGTTCTGCACTTACGCCTTTATCGCGTAGCCAGCGCATAACATCTGTCTCAAACTTAGCGCCTTTACGACCATTAGGGTTAGCCATCTAGCTTGACCTTATTGACCGCAAATACTTGTTCTCCTTCTTCTTCATCTACTCGGACAATGCCTGCTTGTATTAACAAAGAAGCAAATGCCATAAAGTCATTCTCTAATTTAGCAATACGATTCTTAACATAAGCCATCTCAGTCTTCGACAATGTATCCTCCTTGATAACCAACCATTGCATCTCGTCTTAACATCCTACCAAATTGATCTTGATCGCTAATCTGGCACGCTGCGTAGTTTACTAGAAGCTGTGCATAATCTGAAGCATCAGCTGTGTGCGGTCCAAAACGATTCTTTACTGCTGCCACCTTTAGCGTTGCCTGTCCTGGGTCATAACCCAGAGTTAAGATCAGCGCCGGTAGTTGGCTTACCTTGCCGTGAATAGCCCGACGGTGTGGTGGATTACTCGGACTTCCGTACTCGCTCTGTTCTGATACGTGGTGCAGTACTAGTACGCACGCTTCTGTCTTGCGTGCCATATCGTGCAACTCCATCATAATTGCACGTAGTCCTGCCCACTCGTTATCAGTCTCTGCTGTTACGTTCATTAGGTTATCTATTACGATCAGCTCTGGTGCCTGCCCGTATAGTTCAACGTATGCTCGTATCTCTAACTCAAGATCATCAATAGATGGTGATGAATCAAAGACCCACTTGATGTGGTCTAACTTCTCAAAGCGAGAATCGTAGTAGTGACTATCGCCTGTTAAGTTATTTTCTACAGAGACTTGTGAATGACCGCTGACGTGGGCTGCTGCCCTCATCATTACGGTAGTTGTGTCAGTATCAGCGGAGAAGAATAGCGTGGGCACCTTTGCCTTGATTGCATAAACCAATGCGAACATTGACTTACCAGCATTAGGTGCTGCTGCAACCATACATACTTGCCCACGCCTGAACTTGATCTCTTTGGCAGCCAAGCCAGCCCATACATCCGGTAGGGGAGTAGCTCTTGTGAGCACACCACCCCAAGCACGGGAAAGATCAAGCACTTCTATCTCCTTTAATAAATAAATTCTTTCGTCTTCTGATATAGACACGTTCTCTTGGAGTTAGCCCACCCCACATACCCCAGAGTTCGTGTTCCAAACCCCATTCGGCACATTCGGTTTTGTGTGGGCAACTATTACAGATTGACTTTGCGAATCTATAATCAGTGATGACCTTTAGTTCAGAATCGTCAACATCTTTTTCTGCGAACCAAAAGTCTCCACCAACCTGAGCACAACTGGGAGCTTCGTAATCCTGCGGCCCCCGCTTCATTTATCTAATCCAGATAGTGTCGCACTTATCAAGTGCACCCTTAGGAGTTGGACACATCCAACCCTGCCAAGGACCCTTCGCTGATACGCCTGTCTTGTAAGTCATAGCGCCGTGCTTACAGGAATTACCTGCTCCTGCCGGTGCAGCCGCTGCTGCTGCTGGTGCTGAGAACTGTGCTGCGATAGCAGAAACAGTAGGAGATACAGCAGCTGGTGCTATTGATCCTTGTGTTAGTTCTTTACCAGTAGTAATGATATTCAAAGCGTTCATTGAAATATCTGCAAGACCTGCTTCGAGTTCACGAACATTGTCTGCATAGATATTGATAAGAGTTCCGTCGGCTAACTTGTAGTTAACCTGGAACTTAGTTGTCTGTGAAGCTGACATTTACTTTCCTCCTATTTGCTTGACCGATAGGCGCTGACTCTCAGCGCTTACCTTCTTAGGTACGAAACCTAATAGTTTTTCTACCTCGCTACTATCAACTGTCTCTCGACCTTTAATAGTTGACCAACTTACTTCGATACCACTTTGCGTGGTACCTAGTACACCTACAAAAGATTCTTTCAGAGAATCTTGTTGCTTCTCTAGTTCCTTTATTGCTTGACCTAACTGTAAGTACAGCAGTGCGTTCTTGTCAACATCCGCATCATCAATGATTACATCACTAACTGCGGTACGTTCTTTTTTTAGACCATCGCATCCCATCTCACCAGATGCGTCATAGAACTGGCAGTAATGCTGGCAGTAGCTAGCATCCTTTTCCGGTGCTGGAAGTTCCTTTGAGTCCTTAACAGTTGCGAGCCAACCGAGTGCCTCTAGTGCTATAGATTCGTCATAGTTTTCTGTGTGAACTTTGACGTCTCTTTCATCACCGTCCCGAGCAATCGCAACTAGCGATACTCGGTTGACTACGTAACCGTTTTTGGATAGGAGGTATCCATATAGCTGCACCTGCCAGCGTTGTTGTGTTGATGGGAAGTAACCAAGGTTTTTTAACTTGGAAGTCTTCCAGTCAATCACATCGCCAGTCTCTGGTACAAATAAATCTACGTGGGCTTTCATCCCATTGTATTCAACTTCAGCTTCGATCATTAACTTATCGTTGCCGGCTAGTGCCTTCTCGATCTCAGCGTGGATAGCAGTACCCATAATTGCTGCGAGTTTTAATTGATTATCATTAGTCTCTGGTTGTTCATTCAACCGGTACCAAACTCTACGACGGCAACCACCAACCTCTGATGGACCTATCTGTACCTGTGTTGATCGAGACTTCTTAGCATCAGCAGCGCGTAGCGCTGTTAGTAATAGTTCTTTGGGATCAGTCATTTCAATTCCTTACAGATCGTCAAAGCATATGTCGCATACCCACAAAGACCCAAGTTCCATTAACTCAGATTCCGGTGTTGGATCATCGCACCTAGTGCAATTGATCGTATCTTCTTTAGTTGCCATCGCTACCTCCTATAGCTTTTCTTGTACCACCAACTGTAAGGGCTTACCAGTATTGGCGTCAAGGACTGAAGCTATATCAACGGCACGACGGGCGTGTCGCTTCGCGTAATCTAAGTCCATATTAGGTTTGCGGATTGAATACAAGTAGCCAAGAGCAAGCTGCCCACCACTACCAATGCCATAAGTTCCGTGATCTGTTTGGAAAAAAGAGAGATCACAAGCAACCCTAAAGATATTACCGTTAAAAGCAAAGAGATAATCAAAGCCACCATCTTTATCCACCTTATTCCACTCGTAGTTGTTTTCATTAAAGGCCGTGATGATACTGGGTATCACCTTAGATCCCATATAACTTACTGGATTCTCACCGCGATATACCGGTGGCTTCCAGTTGTAGGAAAGAATATCTCCTGGGCGTATATCGCCCGAGATGCCTACTAGAAACTTACCCACCTCGACGATCTTGGGTGTACTAGTCGAGGTACTTACTAGGTTGTCCTCTGTGATCTGCGAGTCAGCGCAGAGCACGGCGTAATAGTCCGTTTGTATAGCTGAGATCGTAGTCATACTAGAATCATACTAGAGATCGGCGTGTCTTACCAGAGACACGCTACTAAATTGCTAAACTATGAGCCGTGAGGCGAATTAAACGGTCAGAGCGCCCCCTTGCGGGGCGCGACAGGGGTACTGTACGGCTACTGCCCTGGCTCCGTCTACCAACCCTGTCAAGAAACACTGACACTTTACCAGAGAAGTTTGGTAGCGACCTTCGGGAGCTCGGCCCAATACACGTCTGTCCTTGTGGCTCCCAAGTCTTTAACATTATGGCCTCCTTTGAAGACTTTGAATTAGTCTGGTATTTCCTTGACGCAACCTGTGTTAGCTGTGGTAATCTAGTAACAGTTCCGTGTCCCTCCGATATGGAATAGGGAGCCTATCTCCCGAATCTAGAGTGCTGATCCTGGGTACGATGCTAAACTGCCCAACTTTTAATGTATAATAGTTTTGCTGGGGGCACCTTTTACTCGAGCGTAAAATGAACGGTTTTATGAGTATTTAACCGATCACCCCCAGCACCTAATTTTTGACATAAAAAAAGAAGCCCCCCACCCGTAAAGGGTGGAGGGCCTTTGCCTCGCGTTGCTATGGGTTACTTAGACCCACGACCAAACTCTGCGTTCTTAGGATCCAATGCTTTTAGTAGTGGACCTGCGATAGCAGCAATACCTGCTGTTGCTAGAGCTTTAGGGTCTGTCACGCCAGCAAGATATAAGGCGATAATTGATGCAATACCAGCACGTAAGTACGTGGCAGCCATTGCTTTTAATTTCTTATCCATTGTTATTCTCCTTCTGAGATGGGACGTCTTTCTTCTTAGGTAAAGGCTTAGGTAACTTAACCTTTACTTTAGCCATCACCGATAACTCCCCTAACCAGGGGAACCAAGGTGAAGTATCGTTGCCGTGCTTATCGTTAATAGAAATATGCAGATGCTTGTTGTGTTGGTTGGAGCCGTCATAGTCACGGTCTCCTTCATTCATACGATCTCTCGACCAGATCTTGCCTTGGAAGATCAAGTACTTAACGCGCTTGTCACCCTTTAGGTACTGGAATATCTTCTTGCAATCAACTCCACCTAGTGGATCGTGGGTTAGATCTACTGCGTATCCAGTATTGTGATCGCTAGTAGGGCTTTGAGATATGTGTGCTGCGCTAGGTAGTAACCCGTCGCTAGCTTTCTTCCGCTTCGGACAGTGTGCTGTTGCTTGTCGCAGGACAGCAATAGCGGCAGGTGTGGCTCGTTTGGCAATCTTCACAGGTATCACTCATTTCTTCCCTTTTGTAACATCATTTGGTAAAGGATCTCCACTTTTTCTTCCAGTCTAATGACGGAGTCTTTGAGGCTTGATCCACTATTGGGTTTAAGTTCATTGAGGTAATGCTTAACTAACCAGCGTACTGCTGCTGTAAAGCCACCAATGATCGTGCATACTGCAACAGCTACTGTTGCATAGTCTTGCGCCTGCATTACACGCTCCGGATAGTTACTAGTAGCAAGCCACCGAAACCGGAGAATCGCTTATCGGTAGGGGTCTTGTTGATGAAGTCCATCTCCTCGATAAGTCCAATATAAGACTCACCAGTTCTGAAGTCTTCAACTCTGATGGTATCGCCAGTATTTTCTACTGCTTCTAACTGTGACATACGAGCATAGGCAGCGCCTTCGTAGCCAACTTCATTGTTGAACTTATCCATCTCGTGGTCATAACACATTACTGGGTATTGGATTAAGCGCTGACGTGGAATAGCAGGCAGTGCCTTGACCTGGTATCCAGTAAAGAGTGGACCCTTAGTTGAATCTAATGATGAACGATACATAGTAAATCTAAACCCAAGATACTGTTGAGCACCTACTGGGTAGTTCACGTTTACTTCAGGAACTACATCTCCTTGGCTAAAGGTACCAATGTTGTAAACAGTTCCATCTGCGGTAATAGAATCCATATCAAAGGCACCATTGATGGTGTCAATGCGTGGTTGGATCAACTTAAAGATCTTATTCTCAAGTGTGTTGTAACGGATATAACCAGTACGCATAAAGCCACTAGCCATAAGGGTAGTTGCTGACTCAATATAAATAGTTCCGTCTGTGCCATTGCCTGCGTTACAGAAGGCTAGGCGGTTGGTATCTCCGATAAAGGCGCAAGCTGTTGTGCTGGTAAGCACTGTATCTGCTGGGTTGTACAGATCCCAAGCATAAGCAAAGATCAGTGGGCTAATCTCAGTACCAAGATTGATACGGGTAACACCGACTTGGCCTTCGACTCCTGTTGCTGCCCAGATATATTTATCGCGGAAAGCAAAGTCATATACTGGTTGTGTTGTTTCAAATAGCAATGGGCCATAGGCAATAGATCCATCTTGATCTGATACCTGTGCGATACGCACACCAAGGCTTGTGCCAATAGCCATATAGCCAAGGTAGTAGGAGATCTTAAAGGTGGTTTCGCCTACTGGTAGTTCAGCTGCGGTGATTGCTTGTGCCAAGGTAGGCATAGCACCGGTAGTTGAATCAAGTGTGAACTTGTAGATATTAGATTGGATACCGCTGTAGCCTGCTACGTATATAGCAGTACCAGATGAAGTTACGCTGGTGAATATATGGTCTGGGTCTTGGTGCGAGAAAACCGCAGTAGGCATAGATGCTTGGTTAGTTGGGAACTCATAGATCGAATCGTTAACGCACATAATGATACGTTCTTTGGTGTATTCCATTACCGCATTAGTAACGACGATACCAGGAGAAGTAAACATCGTAGTTCCGGCAGTAGATGAAGTAGCAGTAAGTGCTTTCTTTAATACTTCTAACTTGCCAGATGAAACGTTATTAGTTACCCAATAAGAATAAACACCATCATCACATAGCGCATAGACTGGGCTACCCACACCAGGGGTGTAGTCAATGTAATGGGTTACTGTTCCATCAGCTGCGATCTTGTCTACGTCATACTCATCAACCAGTAGTACACCTTCGGTGCCACTCCATTGAATAGAGCGCATAAACTGCCAAGGGCGCTTGTTAGTGCGGATGCCACCGGTAACAATATGAGTATTGTCGCAAGCCTTTAGTAGCGTTGCCTGTCCCTTAGTCCATACATCTAAACCTTTAGAGTTTGTGTACTGGAAGCGAAGCGATTCATCCTGAGCTGGCTCAAAGAACTTAATGCCTTGGCCATTGTGGAATGAGGACTGAGAACGTAGCCACCAACCAGTAAGCGTCTGCTCACCTGGTTCACGGGTCTGGTCAATCTGTTGCTTACGGTACTGCGCCGTTACACGGCGATAGGGTGAGTCATCTAATGGAGTAATAAAGAATGGCAAACCAGCGATAGCAATATCGTAGGAGTAATCAGTAGCTGTGTAGTTAGTAGCTCCTGCTGGGTTTGAAAGCGTATACGGTAAGCCTTCGGTAATGTCATCGCCATAAGCCATTATTTACTCCTTACGGTTTAGTGAAAGTTAAAGGACGAGATGCGCCGTAGCCATCTACTGAAATTACATAAATAGAAACATCGTAGGTAGTACCAGATACAAGGTTAACTAAATTACCTGGCCAACTACCCGTAAAGGTTCCGTAGTTATATGGATAAGGGTAAGTTGAGGCACCATTTGGAGAACCTGTGTATAGATACGCATTTATATTCGTACCAGTCCAACTTAAAGTGCCTGTTGTTGAGCCAGTGTTGGTAAAGGTAAGGCTAGTAATAGTTGCTCTGATTGGCGTAAATGGTGTAACTGAGTTGCTAGCGCTGGATGAAGTTGAAGTTCCGTTAGCGTTAGTTGCCGTAATGGTAAATGTGTATGCTGTATCAGCGCTATAAGATGCAGTAATTGCAATAGGTGAAGAACCAGTGGTGCTGTAACTAAGAGATAAAGATGGACTTGAAGTAATGGTTCGTGAAGTTATACTAGATCCACCACTACCATTATCAGTATAAGGAAGTGAAACTACAGTATTGCTAGTTCTAGTTACTGTACCAATAGTAGGTGCTTGTGGCACCGTAGTTGCAGTAATAGAATTAGATGCACTTGACGCTACTGATGTTCCTAAAGCGTTAGTTGCTGTAGCCGTAAAAGTATAAGCGGTGCCTGATTGCAAACCAGTAACAGTTAATGGTGAAGAAGCACCGCTTGCGGTGTACCCACCAGGAGATGAAGTAACTGTATAAGAAGTGGCAACTGGACCAGTTACTGCTGGTGTAAAAGTTACACTAGCTGCGCCATTGTTATATGCCCTACCAGATGGTGTGTTTGTAGCTGTACCAATAGTAGGTGCATTAGGAACTAAGTTGCCTGATCTAGAAGAAGCAAGTATCCCAAGGATTGGCATTAGGAAATATCTCCTGTCACCAACCAAGTATCAGTTGCGATCTTGATACAGGTTGCAACTGAGTTCGCTACTCTTAACTTAGGTGCTGTTGAAGTTGCACCTGTTGAAAGAATTGTTGTAGTGCCAGAAGTCACCGCATTGATTGTTGGTTGACCGGCACCAGTAATCCAAGCTACGTTAATCTGAGTTCCAACAGGGAAAGCAACAGATGCGTTAGTTGGGATAGATAATGTCTGTGCTGAAGCATTATTAGAAGTTACTAACTTGCCATTATCGGCTAGAACAAAAGTATAAGTTGTTGCTGTATTGGCATTAAGAGTTAAATTTAATTTTGGATCATTCAATACTGGAGAAGTAAGAGTTTTATTAGTTAATGTCTGTACACCAGTAAGGGTTACATCTCCAGCCGCTGCTGCTGCCCATTTAATGCCATTAGTTAGCGTCGAGTCTGCGGTTAATACATAACCATTTGTACCTACTGCCTGACGAGCGACTACACCACTACCTGTTGCTACTAGCAAGTCACCCTTAGCAGTAACCACTGATTCAGGTATTGCGTTATCAGCTGTTGCAGTACCAGTAGTAAAGAATGTTGCGTCATCTCCAGTAAAGACGTGCTTGACTGTAGCGCCAGCAGTGTGAGCAATAGCAGAAGTACCAGCCTTAGCACGGACAACTGTTAGCGTATCTCCCGATACGCCTGTTACCCAGACTACTTCTTCGTTCTGTGTATCTACATCTAGTGCTAGTCCGAATGAATCTACGTTACCAGCAGTTAGTGTTACGCCACCCATAAGGGCAGCACCTGTACCGGTGGCTACAACAATGCTTGTAGCACTGCTATTGATACCAGCATTTAGCGTAGTTGCAACGCTAGTTGACGAGAATTTACGAGTCATTGGTCTGCCTTACTTTGTATAGTGGAGTCGAATGGGAAATTTGTCAGTTAACTTGAGTGACTCATCCTGCAAGCGCTGTTGATATAGAGCATAGATATAACGAGAGTTAGATGAACCAGCAGCTCCTGGTACTTTGCTATCAGCAAGATCTGATTCAGCAGAGGTAAGGTTGATGCGACCTGGATCAATGAATGAAAGCAGACGATAGGCTGCGCCATAGACGATTACATCTCGACAAGATTCTGGTAGACCAGTAACTGCTGAGAAGTCATCAGTACCGCTAGTCATTGTCTGAGGACTTGCTGCATACCAAACCTGAATAGTTCTACCAGGTTGTACGTTTTCATAAATGTTAATTGTCTTTTGTGTATTAAAGGTAGCCACGTTAGCCATTAGATCTTGGCGCCAGCGCTTAATAGGTAGCCACTCACGGCTAGAACCTGTTGTCTGCCAAGACATATAGAGCACATTCTGTGCGTCATCTGGCAGTGGGTATGTAGTCTGAGATGCGTTAAAGGTAAAGGTAGTTGAGTAGATTGCCCAGAGTTTAGGATACAAGGATCCGATAGTGTCGTTGATCGCTTGTTGAATGTTGATGCGTGGGAATGATGGGCTAAGGATTACCTGAGCATTAGTTGCGTGAGGCGCAGGAGAGGTGCCTTGATAACCGCGACCGAAGCCAGGAGCTGCGTTCATTGTATTGCTTTGCTTGGTAAAGTTATCTACCCAGATAAGTTCATTATCAATTTCAATGATGCCCTTGGCTAAATTACTAGATGAGCCAATTTGGATTGCCGTATCGGTGGTAGTGATTGCGTTAACAAGATAAGAGATTCTATCCTGGCGCAAGGTATAGCCGGCTAGCGAAGAACGAACTTCGCTAATCATATCGTTAAGTGTTGCCATCTAGTTTCTCCTTATAGAACGCTAGGTTATTTACCAGTCGCTCATTATTTGGGCTTATCTCTACTGCTTGCTTTCCGTACTCATAAGCTGTCTTCCAGTCACCTAGTTGCCAGCTACTTATTGCTATAAGGTCGTAAGGCATATGCCCCCACGCCCAATGTTCTGATAAGAAGTTAAGTGACTTATTGGTTATCTCTAATGATTTCTTAGATACCAGTAAGCACTCATCCCACTTCTGGGTTCGGTAGTAATAGTTTGCTAACGCAAGTATTGATTCTCGACTACCGTATTCCTCGGTAGAACGGATCAGATATTCTTCTTCCATCTTTGGTGCACACTTGCTCATCAAGCGAAGCGCATAACCACGTTCTTCTGGAAAGGTGCTGATCTTTAAGTAACCCTTTAGTATACGTAGAGAGTCCTTTAACTTACCTTTGTAAAAGTATTCTCGACCTAGGTAGTAAAGGTTTCTACTATTAGGATCCTCAGCTACTGCCATCTCTAGCATTGGCAAGTATTGGCCACGAGACTTATCGTTATCAGGTAAGTGATGAACTTGAAAGTCGTAAGTCTTCTTGGTCTCATCTATGCCATAAGGATCTGGTACTTCGTGGATCGGATACTTCCACCTGTAACCCTTACGGGAGTGGATTCTAAAGCCGATCATTTCCTCAGATGGCTTGCCATCTTCTGTCCAAGCGTAGATAAATCTATAACCTGGTCTAGTGATCTTATCAGCGTGAGCTTTCTCAAGTTCTTCACGCCAACCCTGCACTAGAACTTCATCCATATCTAACGATATGCAATAGTCAATATCTAGTGGCAGTGCCGTGAGAGATGCGTTCCTTGCATCATCGAACCTAAATGGTGAAAGCCCAACTTGTATGACATTGATACCCAAAGCGGTAGCGGTGGCAACTGTTCCATCTGTTGATCCGGTATCGGCAATGAGGTGGTAGTCAGCATCTCGACTTGATTCATACCAGCGTTCAACGTGTTTTTCCTCATTCAGTGCGATTGTGTATATGGCAACTTTCAAAAATCATCTACCTCTCGTTCTCTTAAATCAGAGTATGAGGGGAATTGTGTTACTAGGTTAGGCTGTGTTATGTAAGCATTTGTTTCAGAAGCTAAGACCCTGTAACAAACATCTACAAAGCCATCCCATTCAAGTTGCTTCTCAATAAAGTAATTAACCTTACTAGGGTTAACGCAGTAAGCCTGCGTACCAGTACTAACCACTTGCCTGTGCCAGTGGTCATTAACTCGTTCTAGTTTGCCAGTATGTTTATCTACTAGCGCTCCAAGATAGAATATGTCCCAGTCTTCAGGTAGCGTTTGCATAACCTCTGAGAACTTCTCATTGAAGTCATCTACAAAGTTGGCATCATCTTCAAGGATCAAAACCTTTTGTCCGTTTTGTCCTTTAAGAACTTCCACGTGACTTAACTTGCCAGCTAATACCGGACTGATGCCACGTTCTTTGCCATCTATTGCGGAGAATCTTTCGTACTGGATTCCTAGTTCATCTAACTGAGGACCTAGTATCTCCATACGATCTGGCCTGCGGTCTAGGTTTATCACCACGACCCTATCAAAGTATTCGTTTATCTTCATAGGCCAAGCCTATACTAAGCCTCTAGTGTTGGAGTGTTGGCTTGCTGTTCGTCATAGGTAGATTTGAGCATATAGATTTTATTACCATTACCATTATCAATTTCAACATAGTCAGTTGAAACGTTGCTTAATGGATCAATCGTTGTATAAAAAGTTATGTTATTCATTTTACAACTCCGCACTAAATCCAATAGAACCAGCATTAGAAAATGCTAATTGAATAGAATATCCAGCAGTTAACCCGCTTGATGTTGCTTGAAGATTACCACCTAAAGTATCTAAATTTCCGATAGCATAACTTGAAATGGTGTTATATCCGCCGCCTTGCCAAATAAGCAGCACTGTTCCTGTAGTGTCAACTGCTGAGGGAGTAATTCTCATTGGTACTGGAAAATTCATATTGATATAAGCAACAGTTGTAGAGTTAGCAAAACCTGAACCAACCGAACCAAAGGTTCCAGTTCTTCTAAAATAATACCGCTGACACAACGCCAATTCTCCACCAATTGAACCGCTGGCAGTTGTGAATGGGGTGGCTACTGAGCCTGCTTCAAGTTGGATGCCCCAAATGTCGAAGGTGTTGGATTGAATGCCCAATGACCCAGTTCTTGAATTGTAATCCGAACTAGCTGAAAAATTGAAAAACGGAACCACAAAGCCTGTTTGTGTAAGTGTTACTCCTGAAAGGCTTGGTGTGGCTACGCTTACCGAATAGCGAGTCCAACTTGTGTTTATCGTTACTTGGCCAGCGTAAGTATTTGTGGAAGCATCTCCGCGTTGAAGAAACTCAACGGCAATTTTTGGTGTTCCTGTTGCCGATTTTGCCCAAAACGAAATTGTTACAGTTTGCCCTGCAAGAGTTTCAATGCCTTCAATTCTTTGACCTATCGCTGCACGGGCATTGACTGAAGTTTGTCCTGTAGTAACGCATCTTAAAAAATTGCGCATTTGGTAAGGCGTGCCCGGCACATTGCCTGTTGCATTTGCTTGTGGTGACCAAGTGACTGTTCCATCACCGTTAGTGGTTGAAACAAAACGGTCAAAATTGTAAACATCAACGCCTGTTGTGTAAGTTGTAAATGCTCTTTGATTGATAGCAAAGTCACCGTTAATAATCTTGTTCTTGCCCGCAACAAATGGCGCTACTGAACCGCCAATGTTTTCTTGGGTGTTGGCTGTATCTCTAGCTCTTGTCATTCAGTCACCTCTGGCATTGGTAGTGGCATTGCTTGGGCGGCTTGCTGTTCGTCATAGGTAGGATTCTCAAGCCATTGTAGATACGCTTGGTAGTCAGAATTAAATTCATCTTGTGGAACTGCCCACTCTTTTTCATCTTTGTCAATCTTAAATAGTTGTTCTTTATCTTCAATTTTTCTTAGTTCATATTTTGTCATTTTATAACTCCGAGTTCAATTCGATATATCCAGCGGCATTGTTGTTAGAACCCAAAGCACCACCATAGCCAACAGTTGTTGAAGCTCCGCTAATTGACAAGTCTAAACCCGCGCTTGTTTTTCCAATATAACTTGTCGCAATAGTTGCTGCGCCAACGTTTCCAGGCCCATACCAACCAGCCATATTTGAAAATGCAATGCTTGGCACAACGCGTTTTCTTTGGTAAGGAAGTGAAACAAAAAGCCTAGAAGTAGACGTATACCAACCACTACCCATTAAAGTATAAGTAGCATCTGAAACTAAACGTTCATAATAATAACAACAAGCAGCAAGTTCGCCTTGGATGGTGCCAGTGGCAGTTGTGAATGGGGTGGCTACGTTGCCTGCTTCTAGTTGGATACCTGTTATTTGCAAACTGTCATCTGCGCCAGCAGTGCCAGTAGCTTGCCAACCAACACGCATTCCAATTTGAGTTGCGCTTGATGGAACTGTTCCCGTTACAAAAAATCTTGTCCAAGTTGTAGTTGGAAAAAATACACCTGTACTTTGCCACTCTGAGTAACCTGTCCAGCCACCAAATTGCGATGCTGCGGATTGATTTGTTCCAGTTCCTGAATAAAGACGAATTAAGCCAGCTCCACTTGCGGCTGAGAAGTTGGCACCTGTTTTTGCCCAAAAAGAAAAAATTATTTTTTGGCCTTGCAACGGTATTGAAGCTGATGTTTCAAAAGGTTGCGAAATTGAATAAATGTCTGTTGCAGTTACGCCACTATTTCTTTGCAATTTAATGGCATATTGAAATCCACTAGGCAAAGATGAAGTAACTTGTGTGATAGCCATTGAACTTGTGGTTCCAGTCAAAAACCATCTGTCAGGCCCGTATGCTGAGTTTGTAGTAAAACTTGTGCCTCTTTGCCAAATGTCAAAAGCGCCGTTAATAATTCTATTACGACCTGAAAGGTTATCGCTCTTAATTGAACCGTTAACATCTAACTTTGCAGCAGGGGATGTGGTGCCGATACCAACGTCACCAGTAGAAGAAATACGCATACGTTCTTCTGTTGCTGTATTTCCTCCAGTAGCAAAACGCATTGCACCACCGGCGTCAGTGCCTAAAATAGCACCAGATCCACCGCCAACGTGTCTTACATATAAACTATTATTTACATTGTCGGATAGCGCTAAAGAAATTCCACCATTAGCACCTACTGCAGCGATAGCACCAGCAGCGGGTGGGTTTGCACCAACAGTTAATTGGCTAGAAGGACTTGTTGTACCAATACCAACATTGCCAGTATCCGAAATACGCATACGTTCAGTCGTTCCAGTATTAAATAACAATGCAACGTTGCCTGTTTCAGCATTATTTGTTGAGGAAATAAATGAATTTTGTCCTACGCCTGCTTGATAGTAAGAGCCTAGAATAAGTCTATTATCAACATTATCTACTGTCACTTTTCCGATTGTTCCAGATGTAGGAGAAACAAAAGTATTTCCAGCAACGTGTAAAAGATTACCACTCTCGTTAGCAGCAGTACCAATACCGACATTGCCAGAAGCATCAATAACAAACGGAGTTGTATCAGAAGCTACATCGTTAACTACAAATGAGTTACCAGTACCATTATTTTGAATAGTAAGTGGGACTGTTGTGCCAGAGGCAACTGTGATGGCTGAACCACCAGCAGTTTTTACAAATGCTTGGTCTGCCTGTGTAATTGTGTAAGTGTTAGCAACAAGGAATGAGCCGTAGGCAACAACCATTAGGCTATCGCCAACAACTGCACCACTTGCTAGGACAACGCTAGTGCCATTAGTAGCTGTGTAATCGCTAGTGCGTACTAGAAGTACACCGTTTAGGTAGACCTGTTCAGCGCCTACTGTGTAGGCAAGAGTCAATGAATTTAAGTCAACGCCTGAGAATGTAGTCTGGCCAGCGGTTGCTGTATAAGAATAAGTTATGGCAGCAGCAGATCCTGCTGCACCTGTTGGGCCTGTAGCACCTGTAGCACCTGTCGCACCGGTTGCTCCTGTAGCACCTGTTGCGCCATTGGCGCCTGCTGGACCCGTATCACCTGTTGGGCCAGTCGGCCCAGTTGGGCCTGTTGGTCCGTCAATTCCATTAGCACCAGTTGGGCCAGTTGCCCCTGTTGCTCCAGTAGGGCCAGTCGGTCCTGCCACTGTGCTATCAGCACCAGTTGGTCCTGTTGCCCCAGTAGGACCAGTCGGTCCTGTAGGACCAGGAACGGTAGAATCAGCACCGGTAGAACCAGTAGCTCCTGTTGCTCCAGTGGGTCCTGTAGCCCCTGTAGGCCCTGTAGGGCCTGCTACAGTGGAGTCTGCTCCTGTAGGGCCAGTAGATCCTGTTGGACCAGTAGCGCCCGTATTTCCCGTAGCACCTGTGCTTCCTGTGGCGCCAGTTGCGCCTGTTGGTCCAGCATCACCTGTTGGACCCGTAGGTCCTGTAGATCCTGTAAGTCCAGTTGAACCAGTCGCACCTGTTGCACCAGTTGCTCCAGTCGAGCCTGTAGCTCCTGTGTCACCTGTTGGGCCAGTTGATCCCGTCGGGCCTGTCGGTCCAGTGCTACCTGTCGCACCAGTGCTACCAGTAACACCAGTGGGACCAGTAGCGCCAGTAGCGCCAGTTGAACCTGTAGATCCTGTTGCACCTGTACCTCCTGTCGGTCCTGTTGGACCTGTTGAACCTGTTGGACCAGTTACACCTTGACCGCCTTGCGGTCCCTGATCGGCTGCAAATGTAACAGATACTTGTGGCGTAATGGACTCAACGACGATTACTGTCTCAGAGTTTGTGGCAGGTTCTACGTTTACGTAGACCGGATCGAGCATAGCTTCTACAATAATAAAGTCTTGTGTCATACAGTCACGCCAGCGGTAATGGTGAACTGTCCTTCTAGGATACGTGTAACTGTTCCACCTGAGTTAAGTACTAGGTCATAGACATAGCGACCTGGAGTAATGTTTGTAATAGTTGATGGGAAGTTTACAGTTACGCGGCCTTCGGCAGCGGTAGTAAAAGTCATATAGGTATTGGCTAGTGTGGCTATCAATGTTGTGCTACTAGATCCAGTAAATGGGCGCACTGTCATTGTGCCTGTGTAACCTGTTAAGTTCCAAGGTGTTGAGTCGTTCTTGATTTGGAACTGAAAATTAAATGTGGTCGCTTGTTCTAGGACAAGGTTAAATGTCGCACTCAAGATGTGAGTCCTTGGAGAGCTGCGTTAGCAGTAAGACCAGTAGTGCCAGCGATGTAATTACATACACCGTTATAGTCCAGATGCTGCCACGCAGGAGTCGTGATCCCCGCAATGTCATTTAATATACCTACCGTATCTGTGTGTTGAGTTGTAACTCCACGAGCAGTGGCCCATCCAAGCGCGGCCTTAGCCTCATCCACATATGTAGAAATAGAGGGATAGGTGCCACCATTGGCAAGCCTGTTTAACTCAGCTACTAGAGTTGATCCTGCTGTTCCTGTTGGCACCTATTAACCTCTTTCTACCATTTAACTTTATTTGCCCAATACGCAGCAGACATTCTGCCTTTGGCAATGTTCTGTGCGTGACGTGCTTTGAATGATGCTTGACGTGCAGTTGGTTGTTTATCACCAGTTACACCTTGTTGACCAAAGCGAATGGTCTTTACTTGATCGCCCTCTTTGGCCACAACAACGTGTGACTTAGTTGGATGGCTTGGAGTTCGCTTGGGCTTGTTAAAGCCCGCTACTCCGGCACGCTCTAGGCGTGGATCCTTTTTAGGCATATCAGCACTTACACATCTTGTCTGACTTACCGCACTTACGACACTTACCTGGTTTCTTAACGGCCATTATTTCATCCATCCATATTTCTTATCGAGGGCTGCTTTTGCTTTGCTTTCCATTGAGGCTACGCCTTTTTTAGAAACCTGCTTTTGGATTTCTTTGATTGCTGCTTTACCTTTTACTGTTGGTGTTGGCTTAGGCTTTGGCATAACTTTCTTTTTCATACTAGCCATTACTTCTTACCGCCCACACCAGTAGAGATTGACTCGTAAGTCATATACTTGCGAGCATTTGGATATTGCTTGCTAGCTGCTGGGTAATAGTCTGCTTCTTCGACGTTCTTAACAAGGTCAACGCCCTCGTTCATTTCGTCCATAGAGTTTTCCATATTATCTTTCATTGTTACTCCTTGTTAGTTAGTCTTTGAATCCCATTGTGTTGCCATTGAACGCTTTGCCAGCAGTGTTACTAGCAACTACAGCAGCATCAATATCTCTTTGCTTTGTAGATACCGGTTCAATTCCCTGTCTTACTGCGTCGTAATAGGAACCTAGTTCCTTATCGTGCGCCTTAGCAGTTGGTACGCCGTTACTCTTGGCAGCTCCAACATCTAGTTGCAGTTCGCCAACCTTGCAACCGAAGCAACCTTCGACATAATCAAGGTGAACTGTTCGTCTATGTAAACTCATTAAGCCACCAGTGTTAGGTAACTTGAGTAGCCTGCTGCAATTAGAATTGCTGCTGCTGAATCATCAATTGTGTATTCGTGACCACCAAGGTAATAGGCATCAGCATCTGCTAGATCATCTTGGCTAGGTGTGCGGTTTTCAGTTACTACGCTTCCATTAACAAGTAAGGTGATACCGCGAGCAATATCAGTAAGACTTACTCCGATAACTCCATCAGGTGTGCCACCTTGTATACGCTTACCGGCTAGGCGAGAGTATGGAGAGAAATTATTATCAGTCCAAGTCTCGTTATTCCAAGGAGTGTTTAATTGGTATGGCACATTATCCCTTTCTAATAGTGACAGGGACGGGTTTGACCCCGCCCCTGCCGTTGCTCAAATTAGCCGAGGCTTGAAGAAGTCTCAATACGGTAGAGAGCTGCTTCACGGAGGCGAGCAAAGCCACCGAAGTAGTACCAACCAATGGTGCGGAAACGACGCAAAGCGTCAATCTCTGGTCCAATGATGGTCTCAATGTCTTGAGCCTGTGCTTCTGCAAGGGCTTCACGACCTGCAATAACTGCCTTGTAGACATTTACTGCTGGAGAGTTTGTGTTCACTGCGTAAGGCACACGAGGTGTCTCAACAACGAACGCACCTTCGATAACGCCTACGGCGCCAGCTACGAATGGTGTGCGGTCTACGTACTGGGTTAGAGCCTGGAATCCACCAGTGCCTGATTCAGCACGCAAGTCAGCTGCCTGACGTGGGTGTAGGTATGCAGCATATAGATCGTTGATGCGTGGAACAGCCTTGTTTGTACGAAGTTCTGTTACAGCCTTACGGATCGCAGCTACAGACATTGTGTCTGAAGCATCAATTGTGTTTGTTGTAGTTGCATTGCCACCGTAGATTACGTTGGTGCCGCCTGTTAGGACAGCTGCTACTACAGCATCAATTGAGTCTGCTGAGTTGTACGCGATAATGTCAGCAAGAGCTGAATCAACGTCGTTGAATGAAGTTAGGTTTAACTTCTTTGTTGTTGTTACAGCTGAACCGTATTCGTTCAGAGTTACTGTAACTTGATTTGGATTGCCAAGAGCAATGCTTGATACATCAGAGGTTTCTGTCAATGTAGATGTAGCTTGTGCTAAATCTGAATAGATAGAGAAAACAACTGACGAACCTGGCATAGCCTGTTGGACTGGCTTGACATCTGCAAGACCGCGCATAACAGGAATGGAACGAAGTGCCATTCTTACATACTGATCGTATGCTGCTTTTACGAGGGCGCTAATGTCCGAAGTACCGGTAGTGGTACCAGCTGGAATTGCCATTAGGTATTACCTTTCGTTTGTTGGGTTGGGTTAAATCCCAGACTGACGAATAATTTCGTCCAGTTCTTCCTTGCTGTTAGCGTTCAATAAACGAGACATAACATCTCCACTTCGGTCTGGGGTCATACCCTGTTCCGCTGTGTTAGTCATTCTCTTGTACGCTGCTGCGTTGGCTGGATCTACATTCGTAGTTTGGGCTTGGCCTAAATCAATACCGAACACGTCGGCATAATCTTCAAGCCACTTAGACACCGACTCTTCAGTTGGGTCAATGTCCTGCGGGATAAACGAAGCTATCTTCGAGTTTACCCCACGACGTTCGAGGGCATCCTTGATAGTTCTTTCACGTTGCGCCTTGCTTAGTCCATCGAACTGTGAACGAAGTTCAGCGAGTTCTTTGTCCTTTTGCTTGGACGCCTTGCGTAGTTGTTTTACAAGGTCATTGCTTGATGAATCCATATCGAAGTCATCGTCATCCTCGTAGTCGTAATTGGACATAGTGGTCCTTCTCCCTATCATTGGTTTGATTGACGTAGGCCTCATATTCCGCTGGGGGACGGGTATGGCTCCTACTACTGGTCTTCTTATCGCTCCACTAGGCCAGTCGTTCTAGTGGCAGGCTTTGTTATGTTAGAAGTTGCCGGCGCGTTCTCTACCGAGTGCGCCTTGGGCTGTTCCTGATTTTCCAGCAAATGATGCTTGTTCTAGGCCAGCAAGTTTTCTGCGTTGCTTAGTTGCTTCTACTGATCCAGCAAGACCAAAGACTTCTTGTTCTGCTGTCTGTTGTGTATAAGGTGACTCACCGTACATTGCTGCTAGTTGTCCACCACGTGGTGCAACTTCAGCGACTGTCTGGAAACCTTGTTGTGCTGCTGCTTTGTCAATACCAGCTGCTTGAAGTTCTTGAGCACGTTCTAAGTCAGTCTTGATTCCAGCTTGTATAGCTGCGCCACCAATTTCAGCGGCTGTTACCTTACGTTTAATTTCAGTAAGTGCGTTCTTAGGATCTAGCGTGTAAGCAAGAATGTCACCATTATTGATACCAGGATAAAACGCTTTGAGTGATGCCAATACTTCTGGGTTAGAATTAAGTACGCGTTCTTGCGCTGTCATAATGCGATCTTCTAATTCAGTTGCTGAGACGTCGTTTTCAATAAACTTCTGGAAACCAACTTGAGTACCGTATTGACCTTTAGCATAGTAAGACTCTGGTAGTCCATAATTACGCATAACATTCTGGTATTGGTCTTCGAGTCCAATGTATTCAGCTTCAGATATGGCAGCAAGTCCTGCTTTAATGCGACCTTCGTTGGCCTTAAATCTTTCTCTGTAAGGTGCAGTCTCGCGCAAGCGAAGCGTAAATTCTGATGGACTAATACCAGCCATAATAAATTCTTTAAGCGGAGTTACTAGATCGCCTAATCCATACTGGGCAAACTCATTGTAAAGAAGATCATATGCTGATGTACGCTTGGAAAGATCTTCCGCAGCAATAGCTTCCTTGGCTAAACGTACTGTAGTCAGATTAGTTTCATAAGCAGCATATGCTGCCTGATCTGTAAAACGTGTGCCATCAGATGCTATGTAAACGCTATCTACATCAGAAATTGATTCTGGTATTAGTTCAGCAACATCTTTTTCAAATGATGTACTTCCATCACTGTAAACTACATCATAACCAAGTAACTTTCCAGCGTCATCGTATCTAGGATTTCTTGATACAAAACGCTTCTGACCAAAGACGTCACCTTGTTCACCAATGGAACCTACAGCGGCTTGTTCTTCAGCAGTTAAATCAGCAAAATTAACGTTTACTTGTTCTTCTACTGGTTTTAATTGCCAACCAGTTTCATCATTCCAATTGTAAACTTTTCCTTTACTTGGAAGTGGTGGCTTAACCCACTTCTTGCCATCCCAAATCCAAGCCTTGCCTGGAGATTTATTAGGATCAAATTGAGCAGTAGGCTTAGATATTACGGTTGCTTTAGAAACGGATGTCTTAGATGTACCGGAACTAGTAAGACCTTTTCCTCCAGTAGGAGTAGATGCTTTTCCTCCAGTAGGAGGTGGAGTATCAGTTAAATCATTAGGATCGATAGTAGTAGTTGTATCAGTACCAGTATCAGTTGATTCTGTAGGGGTAATCTTTTTGTTTGCTAGATCATAAGCAGCATTTGCGGCTCTAATGCCAGCAGGACTAAGTGCATATGCTTTCTTGTCTTCTGCCGCAGCAAGATCATTACGCAATGGTTGGCTAAGAGAGTATGCTTTCTTGGCATTATCTAGCGCTTTTTTTGCTTTAGTAACAATTGTACTAGATTCTTTATTACTAACAGCTCTATCGTATGCTGCTTGTGCAGCTTTTAATTGCGCTTCAATAGTAGCAAGAGATTTCTCTAGAGAAACTTTACTTGCTGAACCGCCACTATCTGTTCTTGAAATAGCCATTAGTTACCCCTGGAATCCGAAGTCACGAATGACTCCTAGCGCTGCACTTGATACGTCAGCCTTGGCTTGTTCTGTATATTGCCAACGGTTATCTCGACGTAATGCTTTCTTAAAGTCATACATATTCATATCACCTTTGTCAGTAATGGCTGAACGAAGCAATGGATCATTCAAGTCAATTTGTTCTGGATCTTGTATCTCAAGTACGGATGCCATTGTCTGACGGTACGGAGCATAGACTTGCTTTAAGTTGTAACCCTGAGCCAGCAGATCACGAACATAAGTAGGCTGACCTTGTGCAGCAAGTTTACGAGAATCAGCAATTACACGGTTAACATCAATAGTTCCAGCTGCGATTCCTTGTAAAACCTGTTGTTCGTTAGATCCACCAGGAATAATGTCACTAACTTGGAATCCATTATCGCGTGCTGCTTGCACTAACAGATTGTAGTTACTAAGCGCTTGGCCTGAATAACCTTCGGTTACTTTGCCACCGATCATCCCAGATACTGGTCTAATAGAAGCTGCTAAGAAACTATCAACAAATGATGTGTCTTCGCTACGGTTAGTTATGTAAAGATTTTCGGCAGCTTTACGTAAAGCGGCAGGATCTGAAGCAGCAGCTGAACCTATTTCTGTGGCACGCTTCTTTAAGTTTGCTTCAATCTTAGCAATCTGTAACTCGTAATCAGTAGAGCCTTGGGCTTGGCCTGACTTTACAAGATCTTGATAGTTGTAGTACTGGACATAACGTGCCTTGATTTCAGCAGAGTTTTGCTTAAACCAAAGGTCATCACGGATGGCTTTACGTAACTTGTCTGGAGTCCACTTTTCATCTACATACTTTTTAAGAAGTGCATTGAGACTTGGGATATTCTTGAATAAAGTTTCAGGTAAAGCAAAGTCTTGCCCTGCCGCTACGTTAAGTGCTTCTGCCTCAAGTTCGGCATCAGTCTTTTCCTTAACTCCAGTTCCTGCTCCAGCACCAGTTCCTGCGCCTGCTCCAGCACCAGCACCAGCTCCAGCTCCAGCACCAGCTCCAGCTCCAGCACCAGCATCTGGTGTTAGTGTCGAGGTAGACGTAGGAGTAGTAAGAGTCTTACCAGAAGGTGTATCTGGTGTTAATACCTCAATGCCATTTTCATATTTTCTGTTGTTATATGTACCAGTGTAAGGCTTTCCACTTTGTAAAAATGGGTTGGCTTTAGTTCCCGTACCAGTATAGTAATTAGTCCCTAAAGTTCCTTTAATCTCAGCAATTTCTTTTTCTAATTCAGGATCTGATACACCAAGATCTTTGTTATCTTCTTGCTTTTTAAGCAGAGGATCAAGTTTGACTGATGCTTGAAAAGCCTTCAGAGAAGTATCAGCAGTAGAGTTATATTCATCATACTTTTTTTGCCAGTACTTCATCTTACGTTTGTAAGTGTTGTACATATCAACATACTTTTTACGTTGCGCTGAACCAACTTTGCTATTTTTAATTAGTTTTTCAATATCTGGTATAGCTGCTGGTTTTTGTTTTTTATAGTTTTTTAAGTCGCGCAGTGCTTTATTAAGTTTTACTTCAAGTGCTTTAGTCTTTGCTGATTGAGCCATTTAGCGTAGACCTCCAAGTTCTTGCATTAAAATTGTATAAGCATCAGATGCTTGATTAGTCTTGGCTTCTGCTGTACCAGCAATCTTTTCTGTAATGAACTGCTGTTCATCTACGCCACCAGTAGTGGTGCTAAATCCTTTACCGGATACGTTAACCGCAGGTTGTCTCTTTTGTTCTGCGTTAATTAACTTCTGGTATTTTGTTTTTTCAGCTGGAGTCAAAGAGCGACCTAGAAGATCTTGAGCAACAGTTTCAAGGATCTTTGCTGTTTGAGTTGGACTAGTTACGTATGTCTGCTTTGTAGTTGTTGGACCACCAGTACCAGCGGAATCCTTTTTACTACTTACAAGAACGTCGTAACGTGTAACAGGCGTTGCTGTTCCAACCAACTTATTAAGGGCTATTTGTGACTTGTATGCACCCTCTAATTTAATTAGAGCGTCATAGTATTTGACATTGAAATCAGAGGATATAGAACCAGTCCAGAAACCTGCATCTTTTAATTGTTGAGCTAAAGCTAGACGTGCTTCTTTTGAGCCGTTTGCTACGTCTTTAGCAAAGACTTCAAGGGTTGTTTCATCAGCCATTAGTATCTCCAATTAACGAGGCAAACATTGTGTTGTAAGCACTCATAGTGTTTTCGTTTGCCTTAGCAAGTTCTCGCAACTTAACAATTGCTTCATCTTTCATAAACGATACAAGATTACTGGTACCTGAAAGTGTACTTAGCGCTTCCTTCTGCATCTTGTAAGAGTCATAAGTATCCAACATATCTTTAAGGGATTTCTGGATAGGGCCACGAACAGTTACAGTTTTATCATTTAACAGTTTGCGTAAGTCATCAAGAGCGCGTATGCGCTCGATTGCTTTCTTGCCACCTTCTGCTAGTTCTTCTTGAACTAGAGGACGTCCAGCCTTGAAGACCTTAGCCCATTCTGTAAAGTCCTTACGGGCAAGAGTACGTTCAAAATCTGTAACCATATTCTCAAGAGAAGACTCGTATTCATTCTTCTTTGCGTAATACTTTTGAAGATCAGAGGCTGTTTGCACTTCACGCAAGTAATCATCTACACGCTTGTTGTACTTTAAGCCCATATCTTTCATAGTCTTATAGGCATCCCAAGAGAAGCCTGACTTATTAGGAATAAGGAACGCTGCACCTTGTGGATACTTTGTAAATAGATCTTTATTCTTGTCTACAAACTCGCCTGATTCTTCTGCGTATTTGATAATAGCAACTGTTTTCTTTTCAGATTCAGGGATTGTAAATGGTATTTCGTTAGGAAATAGTTCTACCCATTTGGTCATTGCTGCGTCGTAATCGCCTGGATATTGGTCTAGTAAACTGTTCCAAGCCTGCTTAAAGTTAGCCTTGCCATTGTCGCTAATCCATTTGTTCATATCAGCTTTTAACTGTATGGATGGTGAGGCTGGAGCAAAGAATCCAAATACAAAACGTGTACCAAGAATACCAATAACTGTGTTCTTAATACGCTGACGGTACAGTTCCTGTTCTTCAATTGAAGGAGGAATTAAGTTACCAGTTTCATCGTACTTCTCTGGTAGTCCGTGACCACCGGCTTCTAGGTACGTAACCGCTTTACGCCAAGCAGATGCGTACTGTGAGTCGCGCTCATCTGTATTCATTACTTCGTATAAACGATTAACGTGAGCAGGCAAGAAAGCAGAAACAAAAGAACGATCTACTGCATATTTACCAAGAGTTAACTCTGTGATGTGGTCAGCGGCGCCAGGAGCGCCAGCTACATCTACGATATTAGCAAGCATCTTCATAGATACACCGGCTAATGGGCCAGAGAATGTTGGGATCAAGGAATCTTGGTTTAGAGATGGGGTAAGCATCTTTACTTGAGCACCAAATTGCACTGGGAAAGGTGTCTTAAACTCTGCTGGTATACCCATTGTTGTCATTGCGCTTCTTACCGCAGCATAGATTGGTTCAATACCTGGGTAGACGAAGTACTTTTCGCCTTGATCGTCTTCTTGAATCCAACCATTATGGCTAATGCCATCATATGTAAGTGATGCTTTACGGATAGCCATAGGATTGTACTTAACAGTACGATACATACGACGATAGAAGTCTTCAGTAGCACGATAGAAACGTGAGAAGTTACGAACATTAAAGGCTAGTTGGGTACGTACAAGTGGGTTATCCACATACTCGATTACCTGAGATACTGCACGTTCTTCTACTAAGTTAGCAAATTGACGCTTTGCTGCTAATCTTGCCTTAGCGATTTTCTTTGGATCAGCTTGATCTACTTTACTAACTACTGAATTAACATAAGCATCTTCAAAGCCAGACTTCTTCATCTGCTTACGGATGTTAATAATTTCGTTAAATACAATAGGTTGACGTGAGATACGAGCGTTAGCTAAACCTAACCAAGTCCAACCTTTTGTCATCAAGGATGCAGTAATGTTGCCTGAATCAGAGATAGGGACAAGAGCAGGCCCAAGGACATACGCTGGAATATCAGCATCATCTAAGTTAGATACGTCATCTAAAGATAACTTACCAGAAATGATAGATTCGCCTTTATCGTTTCTTATGCGTATCTTGTTAAGTAGTTCCATATTTAATTCTTTAACAGAATCAGCTGTTGCTCCACGCTTTTCAAAGATTTCAGCAGCACGCTTGTAAACAATCTCTGCGTGTTGTCTTTCATCAATGCCTCGTGCAGCAAGTTGTGCTTCTGTACGGAATCCTGGATTCTTTTGCATCCATTCCATAATCTTTAAGATAGCCGCTTCTTTACCTTTTGCTGTATTGCTTAGGTTTGCTACGGCAATTGCACCTAATTCGTCATTTGCGTAGTAGTTAATACGCATAAGCCAAGTAAGTAAGGCTGCTTCGTCTTGATTACCTAGAGCACGAGCGCGATATGTACGGTCTGCTTTTGCTGGTCCATATTTAGCGGCTTTAGGTTCGTTAATTACTAGGGCTTCACTACGAACTCCGTGTGAACGGGTGAAGATAGTAGCTCTAGTAACGAAATCTCCACCGGTAGCAAAGTTGCTTGCTCCTTCGGAGACAATAGCCATAGAGTTTTCTAGGTTTCCGTAGATAAGATGCTCTGCAAGTATTGCGGCTTCTTCTTCAAACATAGGTTTCATACCTAGTGCCTTGCGGTACCGGTTGATTCTTCCAGAAGTTAGAGCAGTAGCCATAATTCTACGTACTTGCTCGGTAGAAGATACGGTTGTTATCTCTTTTAACTCATCAATCTTGGCTTCAAGAGACACCTTGGCAGCAGGATCGGTAGTAATTTTAATTTGTTCACGTATTGCTTTAATTTCTTCACGTGCGTTGACAATAGCATCATCAACTCCGGCAATTTGAGTCTCAAATTTAGCAGCTTCATTCTTATTTAGGATACGAAGCATACCGCCTAGTGGATTTTCAGACCAGTTCTTAGATGCTCTTGCACCCTCTAGCGCAGTATTTACACGAGTCGAAAGGTAACGGTTCTTGGCAAGACCCCAAGGGCTACCACCAATAGCTAGGTGAACCATTAGATCTTCAGATGCGTTACGAATAGCATAGCGAGGACCAGCAAGTGTTAAGAATGACCAGTATCCAGTCATCTTATCTACCCACTCTTTGTTTGACTGACCCCATAGTCGGCTTATTAGACCAGATCGTGCTGCTGCACGATCAATGTCAACAAGACTAGGAGTAGTCATAAACCGGTTGTAGTCAGATGGGAGAGATCCAATATCTGGAAAGTCATCTGCAAAGTTTCCTACAGAGAACTTAGAGTCACCTTTAGTGATAGTTTGATTAACTATCTTTTGGCCGGCTTCAGTAAGATTTAGGCCGCGTGCTTCTGCAATAGTTGCCCAGATGCCCTTAACCATTTCTTTACGCTCACCAATGTTTTCAATGGCCTCAAAGGTTTCAGCAAACATCTTTGAATCTTGCTTAGGAAGAACTAACCGTGCTAAACGGTAAACTTGAATAGAAGCGTCCTTAGCCATAACGTCAAAGACGTCATCTTTGAACATAGGAGCAATAGCAAACTTAGCCTTGAATCTATCTAAGCGAGCACCAATAGCCAAGGAAGGTAGGCGTGCAAAGCCTTTTTGGTTTGTAAGCTCTTTAACCTTTGCACCAATAGCAGTTCCATCTTCAGATACTGCTTTACGGATTCCATCTGTATCAGATAGAGCGCCGTATAGATCATCAATAATGCGTGGTGCATAACGATCAAGGTTAATATACTTATTAGAAGTAGTAATAATCTTTACTCGCGCTTTGCGTGTGTTATCTAAGCGTGGCAAGATTACGCGCTTACGACCAATTGCTCCTTTAAGCATATTGATTGATTCTTCTGTATTAAGTAGAAAAGCCTTTGCTGTATTAGCA